TTAAGTTCCTGACGGGCAGGGCGTTGTCAACCGCCCGAAAGCGTTGTAAGTCTCCGAAACGTAAGGTTTCCGAGCCTCGCAAGCCGCTGAATCTTTAGTTCAGCGGTAGTTGACAAAGAACAGCGAAGCCACATGGGAGCTTACTGGAGACTCTGGTATTCCAGAAGGTTGGGAAGTGGAAACAAACTAACGTAAATAGAAGACGGTTCCAAATAAAAAACGCCTCTCCATTTTTCTGGAGGGGCGTTCTAATTTTTCCACGTCAGAAATCGATTTTCGATATGTGGTTTTGTTTTACAACTGTAACGACTTGGTTGTGTTTTGATATAATATCATCGTTGTCTGTGTGGACGATATGAAAAACAAAGTCGTAGTTAGTTAGAATCCTGTTATACAGTTCATATAGATTGTCAAAATTCTCTGGATTGATTGTGCTATCAACCTCGTCAAGTGTGAGGTAGTTCGGGCGAGACAGACTGCTTATTGTTGCCAGAGCGTTTCTGACAGCGATTCCACCAAACGTCGCTTCGAACCCAGATGCACCTTTTTCTATTGGCATTTCAACGCCGTCACATACAAGGTTGATACATACGTCGTTCTTGTCGTCTATATCAAGCACAACGTCGAAGTCGCACAATCCGTCTAGAGTACGTTTAATTTCGTTGTTAAGTATTGGTAATGCTTGTTTCAGAACAATTTTGACAACGCCGTTCTTTCCAACCAATTCCTGATACACTTGCCATTCTTTAACAATTTTCTCTTCATCAGTCAGTTTTTTGATTGTTTCATTTCGCTCGTTGATTTTGAGTGAATTGTATTCAATATTATTTTTGCAAGACTGGATAAGACGTATTTTGTCGTCTTTAACACGTGTTTTTTCAACAATGTTCACACCAATCAAACGAATTTTATTATCAATTTCGTTGTTGTATTTTATATTGTCCCGGTTGTTTTCGATTTCTTTTCGTTGTCCTTCAAGTTTTTCGATTTCAAGTTTGATAGTGTCAATGTTTGCTTTTATAGCAATCATGGTAGGTTCCAGACGCTGTCTTTCATTGACGCGTTCCCTGTCGAACTCCATAATTCCTTGTTTTTCTTCAAGTTCACCAATTTCAGCAGCAATCTTATCGATACGCTGCTTATTCGTAGTGCCGTTTGTGATTAGACGGTTTATTTCAAGTTCGTTTTTGGCAATGCTGTCCGTTTGTGCTGTTTCGTCAATTTGTTGTCCGCAAGTGGGACAAACCCTTCCATCTATTAACTCTTGAATGCGTTTGTTTTCATTTCTCAATCCAGCAATTTTGCTCTTGAGTTCCGCGTTCTTAATCTCGATTGAGTGTTTCTTCTCACCTTTCTCCTTGATTTCTGTTTTCAGTTTCTCATAGTCCTCTACGGAAAAAACAGCGTCTTTTACTTTGGCGTATTCCTCTTTCTTCGCTGTGAGTTGCCCGCGTTTGATTTCCAGTTCGTTCTGTTTCATAGACAAACGGTTCTCAATCGTTGTAACGTCAAGTTTTTCAAGTTCAGAATTGATTTCCTTCCGACTTTTCAAAACGTCTTCCTTTTCCTTCCCGAGAGTGTCAATCTCCTTTTCAATACCAGATAACTCGGCTTCGAGTTTCTTGATTTCGTCCTCGTTTTCCTTGTTGCAAGTCTCGTAGTCGGTTATTTCAGACGCAAGTGTCGCCCTGTCGTATTTGTTGCAGAGCAATGTCGGTGAAATCTGTTTTTTCCAAATGTCTTTCGCGACGTTTTCCTTGTCTTCCAGAGAAAGCAATCCAAGCCATCTTGAAAACAGTCTTCCCTTTTCCGTCTGCCCCTTGTCGAATAATGAGTCCACTGTCTTTTTTGTTGCGGAAATAACCAAATCAAAATCGTCAGGGCTTCCAACCGTCTCCATTATAATGTTGTTTGTTTGTTGAGCGCTTTCGCCTTCACAATTCTCAATCAAATCATACTCACCATTAACCAACTTGAAATACTCGACTGTTTGTTTGGGCTTGCTTTTCGCTGTTCGTTTTTTCAAAGCTGGGCGCGTGATGGTACGGCGTATGATATAGTCAACACCGTCAATTTCGATACAAGCCTCAACCTTGACTTCAGTCTCCTCTTTACTGAAACGGTTGAAAACGTCATTCAAATTAGGGGACTTCTCGGCTTTACCGAAAAGTGCAAATCTGAGAAGGTTAATAGCGAACGTCGTTTTTCCACCTTGGTTTCCTGGTACACTGTTGAGAAGAACAAGTCCATGTAATTTGGTAAAATCGAAAAAGTTGTCCTTACCATACGACAGGTAATTATCCCACTTGACGTATTTGAACCTGTATCTCTTGAATTTTGTGTACTGGTTGAAATCAACGTGGGCGTTAACCATTTCGTCGATACGCTTGACTGCTTCGAAATCGACATCAATCTTGCGCTCGTCAATATATTCCTTAAATAAACGCACCTGAAACTGTGGATCTTGTATATTGTCAATGACTTCAGACGCCAGAGAGACTTCCTTTCCGTCCTTAACTACACTTATCGGTTTGAAATCTATCGTGACGTTTCTGAGTGGCACGCCGTATTTTTCGGAAACCTTTTTCCTTAATGCCGCTTTCTTTTCCTCGTTGTTGTCCATTTGCGGCATGTGTAACTCGACAACAATCTTGTCAGTGGGCTTTATTCCTTCAACCATGTTAATTCAATTCAAGTTTTTCATCGTACCACATATAGAAACCAATCTCAGGAACATAAGTTATTTGCACGAAGTTGTGCCCTAAATCCCAACCGTTTTCTTTAAATTGGTTCAACTTTTTGTCCACATCTTCTGGTGTACGTAATTCTATGTATTTAATCATTTCTTTTGAATTTATAATGAATTGTGTTAAATATTTGTTTGGTACTTCATGAAAATATTTCGAAAGTTTTTTCGTAGGTGTCAACCATTTTTGCGTATTTCTTTTTCCTTGATTCAATTTCCTGTTCAATTTCTTCAAATGAAATTGTTTGTAATATTTTTTCTTCTAATACACTGCAAATAAAACCCTCAACAGGAAATACCGTTATAACTGTATAATCAATACAAAATGACGTTTGAAGGATATCTTTTATAGCACCCTTATATTCAGCTTCTTTTATGTCAGATTCCTTCGTATTACCAAACATACGATTTATATGCAAAAGCGGCTGTCTACTTTTGAATAAAATATACTCTCCTTCTTTATATTTTGGATTTTTAGAATTATCAAATTCCCTTATCATTTTGAATTTAATGTTCTTTTCTTCTTATTTGTGTTCTCCTCTACCCCAGACGCTTCCGATATCTCTGGCACCGTTTCTATTTGTTTCTCGTCATTTTTTTCAGCAGCCTTTACAACAGGTGGTTCCACTGTTACCAATTCTGTTTCATGTGATACTATATGACTTTCTGTCTCTGGTGCTACATAATCGATTTCGTGTTGTGTGTTTTTTGCAAGCCTCTCGTTCAAGTCGCCGTATTTGTCCGTGGCAAGCCGTTCACGGAGCGCTTTTTCGATGTACTTGGCCGGTTCGATGCCGTTTACTTCACAATATAACACAATGTCATTATATAGTTTGTTTTCGATTTCAACATTTGTTCTCATTCCTGCATCAATAATGTGTAGTCATCCAATTTTTCAGCACTGTTTATAAGGTTCAGTATTCCTTTCCGTCCGAAATCGCGATAAATGTCAGACGGATCGTAACCCTGTGGACACCTTGCAATTCGCACCATCCCATTCAAACGGCTCCCATCCAGTAACCTGTATATTTTCAACGCCTTCGAATAAGCGTCGTCGTCAAGCATTACAATAACCTTTTCATGACATAGTTCCGTAACTTTCTTGTAAACCTCACAATCGTCTGAAAGTGTACTTCCCAACAAAGGTATTGAGTTAGGTGTTACAATATGATCAAAAGGCCCTTCAACCAGCACAACTGGTTCATACCAATTTATCATCCCTTCGTTGAAAACGAACTCCTTCTTCGGAATATCCGGGTTTTTCCTGTCGGTTCCTTTTCCTTTCGGAATACCCGTATAATCCCTGCACGTGAAATAATTCAGGTTTCCAAACTGATCGTATGACGGTATGACAACCATGCCATGATATCCGTATTCCTCATAAGACGGTACGTATTTAGGAACGTACATGATTCCAAATCTCTTTATTATTTCATCGGTAACGCCTCTGTTATATAGATACGTTAGGGCTTGTTGAGCGTTTTCGGTTCCGTCATATAATGAAAGTGCATACTCTGGCAATTTCAACCCTTCAGTCAAAACCGACGTGTCTTCGATTTGAATGTTTCCGTTTTCAATTTCATAATACCTACTCTCCATGATATCCTTGACACAAGCAAGATACCTTGAAAGTAAATCTCTGTTCCCGTAATATTTCAGAAGCCTTGAAATCTTCCCACTCCAACCACATCGCCAACAATGACAAAACGCACCGTGTTCATAGTTGAGCGCGAGATTATACTTGTCGTCTGGCATTCCACAGTTCTCGTCAGCACAACTAGGGCAATTGTACTCATACCAACCACCGCTGCCGGCATACGAACGTTTCGGTTCACCTAGAACCGTTTCAACAATATCCTTGATTTCTTCAAAAGCTTCCATGACAACGGAAACGTACTACATTTTTCGATACGAACAACAATTTTTAGGAATTTTTCAATTTTCTATCGCACAAAAGTTGAAACAATATCTCGTTGTGCCAGTGTTTTGTCAACTTCTTTCATTGTGTCGCCGAAATGTAGTACTATACGAAACGGTTCGGGGTACTCAACATATGAATCAATGTCTTCACCCATGATACAAATTAGGTTGTCCGTACAGTCCTGAAAACTGTGACAGCAATCTTGAGTTGCTAATATAAAATCTATATCTGTACGTATTTCCTTAACATACTGGTACATGGACGGTTCTGGCTCCAAAAAACGGCAATTGCACGCTGGCTTCTCTGACCATTGCTCCATCCAAACGCTGTCGATATCCTCTGAGTACAGAAATCTATACACATTCAAACCGTCTTGTGTCGTGCCAACCTTGAGGACGTAAATCAGTCTGGGTTGCTTTGAATCATCGTCGATTTCTGGTTGAACGACGTTTTCTGAAAAATCAATAGTCTCAATCATGTTTACACATATTATTTTTACTAATCCGTTTTTGCAACGGTTTTGGAATATTCTCTTTTCCAACTTCAACTGTAAAATAATCATTATTATTATGTGTCAAAGCATAATCAGCGGCACTTTCAAAATTTTTAAAATAATTGACTTGTCTCCAAAAGAATAACAAATATCGTTCAAAAACAAACCAATTTCCAAAATCTTTATATCTAACAACTTTGTATTTTGTCATTTCTGTGTGGTCTTATCTGAAATAATTATTTGTTCAATCCACAAGTTCGAATTCGTATACATACACCCAAGGATTTTTGTCCCAGTCACCTTTCTTTCCGACTTTGTCTATTAGAGTGGCAAATGCCTCTCGTGGAGTGTTTTTGTAAATTGTAGTGTGCGGAACTTGAAACATTGTCTCGGTTGTATTGAATGGTTTTATATGTCTCTGTAAAACCCCTTCTCTCAAACAGTCTGCATCACTTATTTCTTTAAGACGTTCAACCTTAATGTCTGTAATACGGATATGATGTGGCATTAAATCAGCACGTACAAACATCTTGTTTTGCCAAGGCGGTGTATTGTTCCATTTTTCGTAAAACTCATTCTGCTCTTCACCATAACCACCATGTCTTTTTATCATAGTTTCCAAAACGTCGGAATACGATTGGGCAATCGCAACAATTTCACCTTCTTGAAACGGCGCGTGTAACATAGCCTCTCCGGATACAACGCATTTGTCCAGTATTTTATGTGGAATTATACGCCGTGTCATCGTTTTGGTTCCATTCAGAACGGCGTCTGTGAGTCCAAATTTTTCATTGAACATTAACTTCATCATCGTTCAAAAAATTAAAAATGTTTATCTTTCATTTTCTGCATTTCCTCTTCATACACGCCGTCTATAGCCCACTGAGCATCTCTTAGAAAATTCATGAATTCTTGCTCAATTTTCCTTCGATTGTTTTCCTTATGAAACAAAGGATTAACCACGTCATATATGTCAATAATCATACTTTTTCCACCGTGTTCAGTGTTAGTATAGATGTAATTTGAGTCAAAAGGCTCAGACTCAAAATCCTTGTACGGACATACGGTTATCGAATCGAAACCGAGTTTTTCGGAAAGTTCTTTTTTACACTCAAGAAATGGATGTTCGTTTTCATGTACTATCTTGTCGTAGTCGTAGTTCGAGATTTTTTTGTACAAGTCGTCAATCACCTCTTCGACTTCCTCAGAAAACGGTTCGTTACCCGGAGCGTTAACCGCGTCGTCGTAATCCCATCTCATTTTCTCGCCAAGGTTATCCAAACCGTTTGACAGAAACTTTTCGAGTAGTTCTTTGAAATTTATCATTCTTCTGTTTCTTCTTTCAAAATTTTGTGTAGTTCTATGCGAATTTTTCTGTCTAAACACCCGTTTATCCACAACGTCTTATTCTATAACTTTTAAGATTGTTTGAAGGTAGTTTGCGATTTCCACCAGTTCAGGTGTATCTTTAAAATATTCGGTGTCGTTTTTACAGAGCGCCTGTACCATTCCGAACGTATTGTATTGGTAGTGTTCAGGGTTCTCGAAGAACTTGCACATCTCCTCCAGACGCTCAACGAATCCGTTGCGCATCGTCAGTGAGAGTCCGTTGTAGACTCTTTCTCTGCGTTCGATTTCATCATCAGATGCCGAATTGGACAGGAGTGTCCACAGGATACGTCCGGCAACTTTTTTGTTCAGTCTATCCACACGGCGTTCCAGCAGTCTGTTGTATTCCTCCTTGGTAATTTCAGTCATCTTACCGTCCTTCTCAGTCAGGTAAATGCCAATGTCGAATCTTTCACCGTTTGGCGTCTCCATGTAAATAATTCCCCTTGTGTCGAAGTCACCGTTCTTGGCGTCAGAAAGAAATGTCTGGGCATATATCACGTATTTTCCTTTCTCCGGTTTGTACGGCATTGTTATCGGGAACATTTTGTCTAGAAAGTCGGCTGAGGTACCGTATGTGTCAGACGGATTTTCGATATCCACATAGTAGTATCTGTCTATGTCGTGGTAGCTTACCTGTCCGTCGAGTGTTTCAGTCCTGAAGAGGCTGCTCATCCTTGGACATTGTAACTCTGATTTCAGTCCGCGTTTTTTGAGGTATTCGTCAGGTTCCAAAGGATACACTGTTCTACCGTCAGCGCTTTTGAAGAAGTCGGCGTCTGTAATCGGCGTTAACACTTGATTATCCATAAGCCTTTCTAGGATACGCTTCGTGAAACTCCAAGACGTTCCGCTGTGCTCGTCCTCCAACAGGGACTTGTATGCTTTCAGTGCGGACTTGTAGCAGCTGCAACCGTAGTCGAAGTCGTCGCTGTCGAAGTTATAGTCAGAGTTCTCTTTTTTGCAGGCGAGTCTACACTCATTCTCTGCCCAATCATACATACTCATTTTTCCAATAGTTTTAACGCAATTTTACGATACAGTTCGTTTAATTCTTTAACAAGAGTTTCATTTTCACATATATATATTTCATTTGTTGCTTGTGTGTTTCGATTTATAACATTGAAAGTCTTGATAACTGCCTCGACATCAGATAACCCGCAAATTGTTTCTTGTTCTATTCGTTGACTTGTATATCCTTTTTCATACATTGAAATTATATCAATAATTTTTTCTTCTGTTAAACCATAAACTACACTTTTTTCTATTCCGCATTTTTCTATGGTATCTAAATCTGGTTTATCTTTAAGTTCATACATATCTTCGTAAGTGTAAGGTATAATCATAAAAACGCCTTCAAAATTACTATCAATTTTTTCGTTTAGTCTTTCAAAGTATACTTCAACATAATACCCACTTTCTTCACATCTGATAACACCATATATTTCATCATTTGGTATTACTTTTCGACATATAATGTCTCCACATTCAAATTTATGCATAATTTCTATTTTTATAAATTATTCTCTGTCGTCTTTAAAGGGTGAAATTGGAAATTTAAGCTCTGGTTCTGAACAAGTAACCATTGGTTTGCTAATATCCTCGCCGTAAACGAAGCGTTTGGCTACAGCCTCGTAAAAGTCAGCCAACTCTTTCTTGAGCTCGGAAATCTCGGTGTCTTTTTGAACTAATTTGGTTTCATAACAATCTTTAATATTGTAAATTTTTCGTTCCATATAATCATAAACGTCGACAACATCTTCACATTGCTGATTGGTGCAACCTGTCATTAACGACATTGTTTCAACGCACGCGTTATTGCCATATAGCGATATTATTTTCTCAATTTGACTGATTTTCATGTTTTCTTATAATTTTCTTTCAACTGTTACAATCGTGTCATTGTGCCAACCTCCGTGCGCCACAATAAGCACCTCGATGATTTCGAAACCGTATTGTTTTCCGATACCGTTCGAATTCCAAGCACATGTTATACAAATTCCACCAGGCTTGAGGATACGGGCAATCTCTTTCTTCTGGTTTGCCCAATAAGACGCTTGCGTAGTCTTCATGTCTACCGTCATGTTGAATTTTTTATAACACTCCGAAACTTGACGTGGACTATACGGCGGGTCATACAAAACGACATCCGCACATTCAGAGTCAAGTTGTTTCAGGAACTCAGTTGCCTCAATATGAAACGTCGTATCACAGGACGGATCTATGTCATTCGTTACCGTTCCAAGTTTGCTGTCGTTTGCAAACGGATCAACAACCACGCCTCCATTGAGATAACGGTGTATCAATTCGTTGATAGGCTTTATACTGAAGGTGCGGCTGTTGGGCATGCACCAGACTCTATTTAACATCATTTTTGTATTTTTTAAGTTCTTCTTTATATTCTACATCTAAAAAATGTCTAAGTTTCGGACATCTTCCCGTGTAGCATATTTCGCAATCGTGATGCCACCCTGACCGAAGCGAAACCAAAGGAACTTTTTCTGTACAAGAATTACATGGGTTATGTTCTTCGCACCATTTATCGAAAGGTTTCATTCTTTCAATTTCTTTTTTTATTCTTTCATCCCTTTCGTCTTCTTCTTTTATAATTTTTTCCCTTGTTTCTGAATTAAGTATATGTTTTGGTGCAACGCCCCACCATTTACTTTCAAAATGTAGGTTTTTCAAATCAAAGTTTCTTGTTTCTTCAGAAGGCCCGTTAATATACCTGTTATATTCCGTCATATATGAAATTATTTCGTATATATGGAACATAAGTCCTTCGCTATCGACTTGTTCGTAAACATCACCTTCTTTGTTTTCTGCATGAATATCATAACAAGGTTCTGAATATCCAAGATTGGTTACTTCAATGTTAATATTCCTGTCATATCCAAAAGAACACAATAAAAGTGTTAACACATCTTTTCCAGTCATTTTAATCTATTTTTTTTTTTTGTTTTCGTCAAATGAAACGCTCCACAATCCGAGCACCAATAATAGCGTGTCTCCAGTCGTTTTTTGTTATGTCTTGAAAGACAACTTGCAAGAGCAAGCATTGCATCTAATTTCGTTCGATAACAGACTTTTCCACATTTTTCCATATAACAATATAATCAGGATTGTACACCATATCCAACTCCGTTTTCTTTTCGAGAGCCGTTTGGTAGTCCACACGACATAGCATCGGAATCGGGTCGAGTGCGAAACCGTTTAAGACTTCTTTAAGGTAGATGACGTCGTAGAACGTGTCGCGTTTCATTAATGTCTATAACTTGCACCTACTTCAAATTCATTCACCCTTGGAAACGGTAACTTTTCGCCATCGTACATAGCAATTTTATTATAATCTGGCTCCTTCAGCCCTTCGAACACTTCTTTTGCTTCTGCTTCAGTAAAGAAACACCTTTCAACAAGATACCTATAAACTGTGTCAACACTAACGAACCCATTCTTCGGATGCTCATCAGCCCATTTTGCACCTTCAATAAAATGGTATGATATGCCGTCGCATTTGTATTCCTCTTCATGAAATTCGATTGAGGCTTTCAGTATTTCTTCGTCTCTTTGTGTCATAGTATGCGTTTTTAGAAATTTGATGTTCCAATTATATACAAATTCTTTCAAAAAAACAAATTATTTATGACAATAATATACAATTATTTCCTAATTGGTGGTTATTACTATCAGCCATCGCAAAGATACGTCACGTTTTTCAAACTCGCTACTATTTATATAGAAATACTTAGAGAAATGAAGCAAATAATTAGAATAAACGAAAACCAACTCAGACAAATCGTCAATGAATCCGTGAAAAAAGTGTTGAGAGAAAACAAATACAATCACATAGATAATTTTTGTTCTCAAATTATAAATGGCGATTACGATTCTGAAATATGTGAATTTGGCGACAGTGGTATGGGTTGGTTTTCTGACTTAGAAGCTTCATATGGTTATGACAAATATGCGTGGACTAAAATTTACAACGCCATATCTACTAGATTTTCGATTCTCGAAAAAGAATATGAAATTAGACATCCTAAAGATAGTTCCGTTGATTTTACTCAAGATTATCGTAAAAAAGCAAAACAATATGTACAGGATGTTGATGTAGACGAAGATAACCCATTCACATTACTAAAACAGAAATTAGATAAACAATGGAAACGCCAAAAAGAGGCTGCAAAATACGGAAAGCAAGCAGATTCTCGTCTTTTACATCATAAAGGAAGTGCAAACCGTGAGCTTATGGATATGGGTATTTAAGCCGCTCTGCACAGCACAAACACCCTATTCGGTTTAACCAAACCGATTGAAGTTTCAAACATACGCTGAAAGCGTTCCGATTGGGACGCTTTCCTTGTGTTAGTGTCAAAGAGTTTATAATTGCCTTATTTCTTTTCTTTTTCAGACTTGATTATTTCATCTGATATTCTCCCCTTGAGTAAAACTTTCTCCAACATATCCAAAGCCACACTATCATTGAAAACCTCGTACACGATTCTACAATTCCTATCCTGCGTAAGTCGGAAAACTCTATCTTCGGCTTGGCGGTTAACCGCATCAACGAAACTGAATGAACTAAATACCACATAACGAGCACTTTGCAATGACAAGCCAACCGAACTTGCTTCAATGTTACCAACGAACACCATTTTTTTCGGATCATTCAAAAACGCCTCTTGTGCCGCATCCTTCTGTTTTGTTGTCATCCCACCCTTGTATGTGACGCACTTGTCCCCATAGTACTTCTTAAACGCCTCCAATTCCTTGGTGTAACACGTCATGATAAGCACTTTTTCCCCGTCTTCAATCAGAGAGTCAACAAATTCAATTGTCCGTGGAACCATACATCGAGCAAGAAACTGTCTAACCAAACCGCATTCAATAAGTTGGCGATACTTTTCCTTTTCGTCGGCTTTTGTTTTGGTGTCGTCTTCAATGAAATAGTCATCATATTCGTCGCCAACCGAAACGTCTTCCCCTTCCAAACCACGCAAGTACATGTCCCATAGTTTGTTGTACTCCGTACGCTCATCTGGTGTCAAGTCGTAGTATACTGTTTCAACCGTCTTGTCAACCATATCACCAATCTCACTCGCAAGCCTTCTGATATAGACATCCTTTACCTTTTCTCGAAGCTCGTCAAGATGCGCTGGTTCACCCATGATTTTTATTATAGAACCGTCTCGTTTATGTATTTCACGCATTGAGCAGAAGCGTGTCATGAAATAATTATAATCTCTGCACACTTCAGCGTTAATTAAATTTAACACATGGTAGAAACTGTCTGGGCGATTTGTTAAAGGCGTTCCTGTCAATAGATAGATATAATCGGGTTTTGATTTTTTGAGAAAGTCGTTTATAGTCTTGTACCTGATAGACTTGTTATTCGATAATTTGTGTGCTTCATCGATTATAACGCACTTGAATTTATTAAGGAACAATGGACTGTTTTTCAGTGCTTCCGCAATTTCCTCCTTGTTACGGGATTTCTTCATTTTCGGTTCCATACGCCCAGTGCTCTTGTTCTTCACCATAACAGGTTTCTTTAATTTGTCAATAACATTGCCCAAGTTATCCTTAACCTCAACTTCCTCATAAACAGGCTCTTCTGCTACTGTATAAAAACGCTGTGCGATATCGTAGTTGATTATTGTAACCTTCTTGCAATCCTTCCAATCTGAGCCGTTAATAACCGAAACCTGTTCTTCCGGTAGGTACATTAGTGCCTCGCGTTTCCAATTCGTTTTTAATGAAGCGGTTGTGATGACAAGAATCTTATCATCATCGTTTTGGCATGCCGCCAAAGAAGCCACAAGTGAAGACGTTGTTTTACCCAGTCCCATTCCGTCGGCAAGGATTGCTTTCTTATTTGCACACAGGAATTTCACAGCCTCTTTCTGGTGTTGCTTAAGCTTCCTAGGTGGGTTGAGTTTTGAAAGTTTCTCGTCAAACGGATCGAAATCCACTTCGAAGTTCTTCCAGTCTACCTTCTCAACCGAATCAAGGATTCCCCTACGGCTAATAAATGCAAGAAACGGTGGCACACTTTGTCGGTACTGTATGTAACAGTGTAGGCTATCACCCATCTCACCAATAACCCTTCCGATACGGATTTTTTCAGGAATAAACTCAAGGTTATGTTTATTGAACAGTTTTTCACCAAGTTCCTTCGTTATCTTGACGACACGGTTCATATTCTTCGGCTCGTAGTCGTGGTTGTTTATAATATAATCCACCTCAAATTCGTTAAGTACCTTTCCTCCCATGTCGTACTGACGTTTTATCATCTTGACATAGGGATTCGGGGCGTTTTTGACATCGTAAGTGTCAAGTATCTCATATGCTCGTTTTACTTTGTTTTTGCTCATAACGACGGAAACGTACTACATTTTTCAATGCGAACGCCGTTTTTTTAGTGACTTTTTTTATGTGATACCAAAATTTCTTGTGTTGGTGTTATATGTGTTTCATGATTATGTTTGCACTCTGAATTTTGTCCGTAGAAATACAAAAAATACTCTCAGACGCGTCCTAACCTTAAAAACGAGTAAATTATCAACTTACCGCATAAAAACGCCTATACGGTGTTAAAAACGCGTCGTTATGAAATTTTGTTATCTGTTTGGAAAAGTAAATTGAGTCTATTTATGTTGAAATCGTCACACAAATTAATGGCTAACAACACAAAAACCCCGATAAACAGGAATAACATGTTCTACTCTGACACTGACTTTCAGTTCGAGACGGATATTGTCATGGGTTATATTGAGGAAGACTTGAATCAGACAGTGGTGCTTTATAGGGTGGACAGGAAGAACACACAGACTGACGCTTTGTATAAGAGTGCGTCTCAAGGGATACGTTTCATGCCTCCAATTGAAGTTCCGTGTATGTTTGAGATTGAAGGTTCGCAGTTGAAATCGTACGACACGAAAACAAGTAACGGTGTTTATCAGTTGTCGGGTAACTTGAATGTGTACGTTTTAACCAAGATACTTGAGAAGTATGACTGTGACATACGGCGCGGTGACTACATCGGTGTTCAGATTGACGTTGACAGGATGTCTTATTTTGTTGTTAACGACGACGGTAGAGTTAATAATGCAAACAACCTATACATTGGGGCATACAAGACAGCGTGGCGTGTAATCAAGTGTTCTCCCGTGAGTGACACTGAGTTCAACGGAAAATAATAATCATGTTTGTGAAATTGAGATAGTGCTATGGGAAAAGGTTCGAGATATCCGAAAGACAACATAACCGAGTTAAGACTGAAAAGGGGTTACACTGGTAATCACCAGCGTTTCATTTTGCAGATGGATTCGTTTGACAATAATTTCTATTTACCGAACCCTGTGGAATATGATGATATTGATGACGCTTTCCTTGAATTTGTTGACAATAATATTGGCTTGGTTGCTAACGGTCAGAAAGTGCCAACGTACACGCTTTTTTCAAATCACAGGTTTTCGGAGTTCTCACAAACATACGGACATACAGACGAGGACGGTAACTTGCTAATGGATTTCAAAACTGTTGGGAGAGAAAACAACCCAAAACAGGGTTCCGGACAAGACGGTTTGTTCAACATTCCAGGAAACAGAAGATATACGGTTGGGATACGCAGCGTTTTGGATGATAACGGAACTGAACATTATGAGGTTTCTTCAATGGAACAGCCTATAGCAGTCGATTTGATATACACAGTTAGTTACATCACTGCCGACTTTTCCAAACTGAACGATTTTAACTTGTGTATTAATAAACTGTTTCAATCCAAACAGTATTATATCAAACCGAGTGGATATGAAATGCCTTTGTATTTGGACGACGTTTCTGACCAGACGGAATACTCGATTGACAATCGTAAGGTGTTCATACAGTCAGTTACGATTACATTAAAGGGATACGTCATACCGAAAGACACGCTTCGTATTGAGAAGTTTCCGAAACGGAAAAATATTGGATATTCTCTTGATTTCAACCCTCCAAAACCAGTTGTTGAGGTTGAAGGTGATTTTGGCAAATGTGAAAATATTGTTATTTCATTCCCGAAGCGTTCATATAGCACGACATTTGAATTTGACGACAAAATGATTGTGCTTGGTGTTGAGAAGGAAAACGTAAGGAGTTATCGGTTATCTGTTAACGGGATTGAAATAAACGATATAACATCTGGTATAGTATTATCAGAAGGTGACGAGGTTTGTGTAAAAGTTATACCCGTTGATTTCGCTTTCCCGTCCACTTTGAAACTGTTGTCATACAATTCAAACGCGTGCAAAATCGTTGAAAGTTGGGTATGAGTGGAAATGGTTGTAGATATTCGGAGCGTTTTTGATAGGACTACATGAAAATAATTTATAAAATTTTCTAAATTTACGCACTATTTCTTCACGCGTGCGCGAGTTAACAGACTATAACACTAAATACGTAAGGTTAATAATCTCGTGCGCGTGCGCCCGCTGATCATCAAACTATAACACTATATACGTAAGGATCTCTAACCTCACGCGCATACGCACGTTGTTGGAACTTCTTCTTTTAATATAAAAGAAGTTCCAACGTTAGAAGCTTACGTATATAGATGGTTCTAATTAGGTCAAAAGATTCACTCAAGAATTTATAAATAAGATGTCTAGAATTTTTCAAAAAACTTTCAGAACAACATTGGAAAATGCTGACTATTTATATACACGAAATAATTGAAAAACAACAAAAGAAAATAATGGCTAAGAAAAACAACAGCGCAAGAAGGCATTCGTCCCCTGGACTGTACTTCACTGATACTGTGGTGAACTATGCCACCAAGTCTCTTGGTATCACTTCTTTGGGTGTTGTTGGTGAAACCTTGAGAGGTAGAGCCTTCGAACCTACCGAAATCAACGACTGGGGTGAGTTCATCTACAATTTCGGCGGAACAAGCACTGAAAAATATCGTGGAAGTCAGTACCCAAAGTATGAGTTGCCGTATATTGCGCAATCATATCTCGAAGAATCACACAACCTAAAAGTTGTAAGGGTTCTAGGTTTGTCTGGTGTGAACGCTGGACCTGCATGGGTTGTCACAGCAAAAGGTAAAGATGGTGGTTCGTATGACAATATGACAGTTATCGTTCTTCGCTCAAGAGGTGAACATAAAAAAGCCTCTCCTACAGGTGAAGTTGATGAATGTAACGAACCTAAATACGAATATGACGGCATTCACTATTATGCTGCTGACATCAATTTGGAGCCTTCGAAAACCCTGAATCTTGGACAAGAATGTACTCCCGGATATACAGCTACAGATATTGGTAGTGAGAATGGGTATTTCACATCTAACGCTCTTAATTATGGAACTTTCACTATCAAAGTTAAACTGAATAATGAGAATGTTACCAGTCAAACGCCTGATTACGCTTATTATTCAGTGACACTCAACCCTGCTGACAAGAATTACATTTATAACGTGATTGGTGGTGATCCTGAGAAAGGTGATGCTGAAGTTTATGTTGAAGAACTTTATGATGTTGCTTTAAGACAACTTGTGAACGAAGGTGAAATTATTGGTATCAAGCAAGATATCGTCAAATACGAAAACATCAATATTGTACCTTCACATGAAGAGGTTTATGACATTCTTACTGATCCGTTGCCGTCAAGAGATATGCTCGGCAGACGCTATCTTTATAGCACTTCGTCTTCTGTTGACGGTGAAACACCGATTAAAGTCAAAAAAGATTCTGGTAGCGGATGGGGAGAATTTGAAAACGGTGAAAATGGCTATATTTACACAGTTTATTCTCAAATTGATTCAACAACTGGAAAACGCGTCTATTTTTACGGGACAATCGGACAAACTGTCGAAAGCACAGTCACATACGAGCATATATCCGATTATAACCCTTCAACGGACATTCAGAATAATAAATTTACAAATTGTGTGCGTGTTGTTTCGGAAGATTCGTTTTATGTAAGTGTTAGCGATGGTGAAGAAACACCAACTTCAGACATTAAACCTATTACCCTTGATTTCAACAACTATAAAGAACAATATCGTTGGGCTGTTTCTCCTTGGATTGTTTCTGAAATGAAAGGTTCTGCAAATAATGTTGAACTTAACAAACTTTTCCGTTTCCACTCAATCTCGGATGGTTCGAATTCCAACACGGAGTTCAAAGTTTCTATTGAAAACATAGACCCTTCGACTGGTAAGTTCGATGTTGTTATTCGTGATTTCTATGACAGTGATTTGTATACCAATCCTTATGAGAAATTCTTGTCTTGTGACTTGGTTCCTGGTTCACCTAACTATATTGCTTTGAAGATAGGTTCAACAGACGGTATGTATAATTCAAAGTCAAGATATGTCACGGTTGAAGTTATTGAAAGCGACGAAGTCAAGAATTCAATACCCGCTGGTTTCTTAGGCTATCCGATTAGAGATTATAGCGGTTACGGTTTGACTACAGTCACCGCAACGCCAAAAGCGCCTTATTTCAGGTTTAACACCACAATTGACGAGGATATCAAACCAAAAAAACAATATTTCGGCGTTTCAGATTTGGTTGGTATTGATGAAGACGTATTCAAATACAAGGGCGTTGAGGCTTATGATGGAAATCCCAATGGTTTAACACCGTGTTTCCATCTTGACGCAAGAATTTTGAACGGTACACCAAATTCAAACGGTGAAATTATTATTAATCAAGGTACGGCTGACGAAATCAAACAGATTGTTTCGGTTGACGGTGTCACTGGGTATAGTTGGGTTACAGTGAATAAAAACAACACAGCTACAAACTCCGTAAGAAGAATTGAACCTAGAATTGGTGATGAAGCCACTATGATTGACACGATTTACGAGGACAAAGTTTATCGTAAGTTTACCGTTTGCATGTACGGCGGCTGGGATGGATGGGATTATTACAGAACCACTAGAAGCAACAGCAACGAATACCAATACAAAGAATATAAGGGTGCAATTGACAATAAATCAGGCTACGGTTCAACGTTTAGCGTGTATCCGACACCAGAAGCCCTCGGTTTTGAAAGAACGACTATCATCAATTCCGACTACTATGCTTATCTTGGCGGTGCTAAACTTTTGGGTAATCCTAAGTCAGTTACAGTGAATGTTCTTGCTACACCTGGTATTGACTACGTGAACAATAAGGACTTGGTTGAGGATATTATTGATATCGTCGAGGAAGAAAGAGGCGACTTGATTTACGTCATTACAACACCAGACAAACCTTCAGGTGCTGGCGATTCGGTTGACGAAATGTATACAGCACAAGACGCCGTGTACAACCTTGAGGATTCGGATATCGACAGCAACCACTGCTGCACATACTATCCTTGGGTTAAGTACTACGATGCCGACAACTACCAATACGTCTACCTGCCTTTGACAAGGGACGTCGTGAGAAGCATTGCCTACACCGATAATGTCAAATTCAGCTGGTACGCAAACGCAGGTTGGAACAGGGGTAATATTCCGGATAACGCAAGTCCTAGGAAGAAACTCACACTCAACGAACAAGACACTCTGTACGACGGCAGAATCAATTTTGTCAATTCGTTCGCCGAGGAAGGTAACAAGATTTGGGGTGACAAAAACCTCCAGATTGACGACAACCTCCTCAACAGGATTTCAAAGAGACGCCTCTTGCTCCGTATACGCACTATGTTGCAGAACGCATGTATCGGCTTGATTTTCGATCCGAACGACTTGACTATGAGCCAGACTGTTAGAAGCGCCGTTTCGAAGGTTTTGGATGACGTGAAGACTGGACGTGGTATCACCGACTACAAGATTGAAATCGACGACAGCGCAGAGACAAGGGATCAACTCGGACTGAACGTGACTTACCACATCAAGCCAATCCAAGCGCTCGAATGGATTAACTTCACTTCAGTGCTCACACCAGAAGGTATGGAATGGACTTAAATTCAATAAGTTACACTACTTTCAAACGCCTCTCAAGAAACGAGGGGCGTTTTTTTTTTTTTGGGGGGAACTATATACATGATGGCACAAAGATAGGCAAATATTCGGTTTCTTTTTCATTTTGCTGACTATTTATAAAGAAAAAGTTAGATAAATGAACAAGAAACAAGTAATTAGAATCAACGAATCACAACTTAAACAGATTGTAATGGAGTCTGTGAAAAGGGTTCTGAAAGAATCAAAAGGACAACCATTTCAAAATTGGTATTTAAAGGAACCTTATTCTGCTAATTTAAAAGATAATGACGAACTAGTTGGTGACGAGCCTCGTGTTGTTGATGATTATGGGAATGAAGCTGGATGGAGAGAGCATTTTGCTGTTCAGGATAAATATAACCATTTATTTAACGAGCCATTTGATTACGATAAAGAAACAATGTTTGATAGGATACCATCAACACACTTAAAAGATACAAGATGTGGTGCTCGTAGATATGTAAAAGGTGAACACTAATTAAGCAGCACGCTTGACAATCTTAACCTCCTCGAATGTAACAACATTCAAGGCGTGTTCCATAAGGGCAGCGAACCTTTCGCCGCCCTATTTTTGTGTCGAATAACAGCAAAAAAAAAATGCCACCCGAACTTAATCGAGTAGCATGTTGTTGTTTCGCGAAACGTTTTGTTATTAATAAGCCAATATACAATAGTAAGGCTGTATTTGAAGCTCCACGGTGGCGATGTCGTCTTGTGAATAGTCCAAGTCGCCGAACTTTGCGTTTGTAATCTGACACTGCTTCAAAATCCACATGGAAACCGAAGTTCCAGTAGGATCAAGCATCTCAATAATCAAGTCGCGTTTGTATCCAACGGCGTATCCCATACGTCCCGTCACGGATTCAGCGTGTAAACGAACCCACTCCATTACGGCTTGGCTTGCACTAGGCCCGATAGGATCACGGAGTGTGATAGTAATGCTCTCCCAACTGTACCTACCTGCGACATAGGAAGACGTATTGAGGAAAGGAATCTCCGTGCTACCAATGGTGATTGAGGGACGAGAGGCGGATGCAACCCACCATTCTTGAATACCTAAATCACTGGGGAACCTGATAATGAACCTGTTACGTCTAAGTGGCTCATATTCAACTGGCATCTTAAGTAGTAAATCCATTATAATGTATTTTTTTCGTTATTTTCTTGGTTATAATTAGTATCATTTTTCTTTTTTGAAACGTTGTCCGTTCCGTATCCGCAAACGGTTAATCCGTCGTCGTCGATTCCGTGGTAAAGTTTACATTGTATGCAAGATAAACCACCAACATAAATTATCGCACCATTTTTATGACTCTTTTTGTACGGACATTGATTCAAGACGTGTCCATGTTCGTCTTTTTCAAGTTCAAGATGCCTGTATTTCTGCATGCTTCGGTTTATGTTTTTTTGTAAATAAAAGGGTTGAATACATAGACATTTTCAACCCTAATGCATCAAATTATAGTTTGTTTATTGTTTGTCTTTGTTGGCGGCTTCAATAGGTTTGTCGACGATAGCCAACAGCTTTTTCATAGTATCATATGATATTGTGTCAGGTTTGTTTGCAAGTTTTGCAAGTCCGTTTATAACCGCTTGACGAATATTTGAGAAAATCTCCATAATTTCAGGATCATTTCCTTTTTCTTCAGGTAGCGGTTTATCAATAGGGGTATTTTCTCCATACGCCTCTCCTTCCTGAGCCTCCTCGTGTGCAAGTTCTGGAACTGATTCGTAGCCGGGTGAATCCTCGTCCTGTTTATACTCGTCGTTGTAAATCATTTCCAAGAGGACGTTTTTCTTAATTTCTTTTTTCTGTTCGTTCAGGGATTTCCTGAGTTCTTCGATAGCTTTTGTATTTTTGTCCATTTCTGTAATTCTTTTCTTTTGATTTAGATTGAGAAGTTAAAGCCAGTTTCAATTGTGGCTTTTTTGCCACCAGCACCCGTAGTGTTCATTTCATTCAAAGCGGCGTCAAGCAGTTCGGTTTTGTATTTAATGAGGTTATTGAGCTGTTGTCTTTTGATTTTGTAGTTTTGTTTTTCTGTGTCAGTCATTGATTCGTATGCACTGTTTACGGCACCCATCATGGAACCGTTTGAGTAGAGTTCCCTTGTGAGCCTGTCAATCATCATTTCAACGATATCGAGCGTGTATTTCAAATTCTCCATTTTTAAAAATCTTTATTTATAAATATCCGGCAAGTGGATATTTATATCGAAACCAAATTTTTGCCAAGAAAAGTCACACAGCCGAGGAAAAAGAAAGGTTCGGCAGGCAAAAAGCCGGACAACAGACGGAGACAGACACAGCAAGTCCCGTCCAAACGGCGTGTTTTCCACGTTCAAAAAGGTAAATACGGGATGTCCAAACTTGAGGCATACTTTGCGAAGAACTTTTTGAACAAGTTCGGTGTAAGGTATGTCTACGAGTGGGAGGCTACGGATATCAAGCGTTTTTATGATTTCGCAATTGTTGCTGTCACAGAGGACAGTGACGTTGTCGTTGAGGAAAAAAACGGTGTGGTTTCCCTAAGTCAGAAATATAACGACGTTCGCCCGTGTCTTATCATTGAGGTTGATGGTTCTTATTACCATGGTGATCCGAGGGTAGTTGAGGAATCCAAGCTGAACAACATGCAGAAGCAGAACAAAATCATTGACGAGTACAAGAATGACTGGTGCCGTGTTCATCACATTCCAATACTTCGTGTATGGGAGTATGATATAATTAACAACCCGAAACTTGTGATGGAGATGGTTAAGGAGGCGTTGAACCGTCTGGATGCGTCTGAAAGAATAAAGATTCGTCGGAAGAAAAAATTTTCTTGAAAAAAATTGGAAAAGTTTCAAATAATGTAGTATATTAAAAAACAGAAAGGGAAATCAAAAAATGAAGAAGTCTCCAAAGTACTGTGTCGGCAGCAAGGTTGCCTACAAGGACGAAAACGGTTCGAAATTTGAAGGATGCGTTTACCGTATTACTGAAGTAGGAAGGGGATGTTTCCATTACAGTGTTGTCTGTGAAGATGGAAAAAAGCGTTTTTTGTATGAGGCTAAATTAATTGAAACAGAAAAAATTAACGAATGAACAGAAACGGAAAAAGAGATTCAGAAGTGACTTTGTCTGTGCCGTACAATTACGGCGATCCTAAGTTTGATTTCAAATACGAGGGGAAGCGTGAGCTGACTGAGGAGGTTTACAGTAAGATGATGATTGACACGTACAACCGATACAAGGATGGTGTGTACGATATGTTTATCAATGACAGGCTTGGCACAAACATTTCATCATATAATTTTGAAAAAGAGAACAACGTTTATACTCAACAGAAGTATTATTTTGACGAGAGTAAAGTTGATATTTACAATGCTGGAAACGGTGAAATGACGATTGACGAACTCATACACTACTATCAGACTGGTGAACCTTTCATTATCATTATCAACATGTACGGCATGGTAAGAGACCCAGATGATGGTGGTGATCCTGAACTTGAGACAAGTATGAAAGGTTGGTATAGTGAGGCTTTGAAGATTTTAAGGTGTCCTAAATTCAGTGACGCCGAGAAAATCCAATACCAGTCTAAAAAGAGCCTTAAACTCAAGTTCGACAAGGCACAATCTTCGGCTATTTTGCAGAATTGTAAAATGATAGATGTCAAGAACAAGACAACGTTTGTGTTCTTGGTTGAAAAAATTGTGTTTGTGCGATAAAAACTAACAGCACCACAACGTCAAAAACTAATAATACTAAAAAAAAAAAATATACTAATGAGAGACAGTTTCATAGAACAGTATACAAATGAATTAACAGAGGATGAAAGAAGACAATCCGACGCGATTTACCAGAATTACAAGGATAATCATGCGTTGACGGATGAAATGATTCTTGAGGGAATTTTTCACGGAGACGCCTCTAAGGTTGCCGAGCGTATGAAGGAATTGGATGATATACACGTCAAGGCGATGCCGAACGGGAAGTTCCAAGTGTCGAGGTACAGTGAGGAACGCCGTATGGAAGAAGACAAGTATTTCAACGAGTTAAGGCAACAGAACGAAGAACTCAAGAAGCAAAACGAGGATTTGAGAAACGACTTCAACGAGTTGAAAAATCTTATCATTGAAAAATTGAAATAAGTTTTTAAGTAAAATAAACTAATGACAGAATTTACACAAAACAGCAAAATTCCTGAAATGAATACCACTTTGGATGCAATTCAGGAAGTGATAAACAAAAAGGAAGGAAAATTATATAACAATATTATAGATAGATGGGAAAAAATTGGTTTAACTAAAGGCTTGGAATCTCCACAAAAGGAAGAATGTGCTTGTTGTTTCGAGGAAATGGCGTGTCATCTTATACACAAGTTCAATCCAGACACTTGTGACGATGAGTTCGAAACCGTTGTTTTTCCGTTAATACGTTACGTAATCCGAAAAATTAGTTCTTTCAACGGCAAATTTAATCCTGAAAATATTGAAAATTTTTATTATGATAATTTGGAAGAGGCGAAAAAATTCGTTGAAGAGAAAGCCAAAATTGAACCTGATTTGGATATAGAGGCAAATATTTGTGGATACATTGGTGATAAATTAGCTGAAAATATTAAGTAAATGGAAACAAATAATTTATACGATTTACAGGACGAGCCTTTGCGTTTGAACAGGTTCGTTTGCGAGATTACATTAGATGGTGTTAAGATTGACAGTCGTGTTGTAAGGAGTTTCAGAGAAGATAGACGTTCGGACACGTTATTTGTTGATATAGCATCATACGAAAACACTGACTACGAATGGCTTATTGACAAGGTTTATAGCGAAAAAATTGGCGGAAAATTGATCATTAAGTGGTTGTCACTTTCATTAGAGGTTGTTAAAGTGGCAAAATACAAATTGTTATCGGTTTCAGAAATTTTCTACCCACAATACGAATACGGTGTAAATAATGTCGTTTTAACAAAAGTTGGTTTCAAATATACTGACAAGCATATTGAATATTTCAGGAAACCCGATGGTTGTGTTTCAGAAGTTAACGAAAAACGTTGTGAATGTAATTGGGATGTTAGACCAACAAACTATAAATCATACGATGAAAAACATGAACTTTCTAACAATGAGAAAGCGTTTTTCAAAGCATCTGTTGAGTTGCTTGAGGATGCGAAGAATAGGGTGAAGAAAAAATATTCAAAATATGACAACACTGAGGATACTATGAACTGTGTACTAAAACAAATTAACAACTCAGAGAACGAAATCAAGGTACACGCTAAAGAACTTGGTTGCAGTGACACTGACATTGATAACGCAAAGTACAAAGGGCCAAGCGGTTTGGAAGTTGAAAAATATAACAGATACTTGAAAAATAAAAAGGTTGAAACGACGTTTGATTTTGGTGACTTCAATACGGCACTAGAGTGGTACATGCATCATATGATTCCAAATGGCAAACAATATTTAAAGATTGACAAATTTGATGATGTTGACAGGGATATTGAGCAGAATGAACACCCAACGATTGTTGTTTGTTCAAGACAGTGTGGTATGACAACACATATGATATCATGGAGTCTTGCGTTAATATCAACCGCAATTGATTGTGAGATTTGGTATGTTACACATAGTAAGGATATGATTTACGAAATGATTAAGAATATTCCTGAACATATAATGAAACTTAAATTCCTTAAATTATCCAATGGCTGGGAAATGTTAGAGAACACGGAGACAAAGTCAAAAATCAGGTTCGTAAGTATTAACAAGAACCTAAATACTTTTTTCTCTAATAAAACTCTTCCAGATTATGTGATATACGATAATATGGCATTTTATCCAACAAGCAAAATGAACGAGTTTATAAATCTTATGGATGTTAAACGTGCAAATAATCACAAGACTAAAGAAATTTGTTGTTCAACACCTTCAAAAGGTGGTAGTATTTTCAATTTCATTGCGTTAACTGCACAAAATCCGATTTATATTCCGTGGTATGAAGTGGGTAAGAAAATAGGAGATTATGGCAATGAATGGGCGGAAAAAATGAAGGAAATACTCGGTGAGGATAATTTCAATGTTGAATTTAATTGTCAAATCGGGTGTAACGACACAACACCAAAATTCAAAAAAGAAAGATTTCCGGATGATTACGGATACGTGTTTTTTGATACTGATTTTCCTGTGAGTAAAAAAGAAGAAGATACGGAATATGAAATAGAAATTTAATCACAATGGCAGACAAAGTTGACAAGAAAAAAGCGTTCATGCGTGCTTCAATAGAAATGCTTGAAGACGCCGAGCAGCGTGTGAAGGACAAATATTCTAAGTATGAAAATACAGAGGATACAATGAATGGTATTGTGTCTGAAATACGTGTAGCGAACGAGATAAACCAGATGGCTGCAAAAAACGCCGGGTATTCCGAAGACGAATTAAGAAACGCGGAGTACACCAAGGTTAGTGGGCTTGAAGTGGAGAAATACCAAAGACACCTTGAAAAAATTGGAATGACTGACGAGCAGATACATAACAAGGCGTTTGGTGGCGAAGAGGCTCGTACCGTGATTGCAAGTTCCGAAACAAAAAAGAAAAAGAACAAGGGACTATTCTCGTTTTCAAAGAAAAAAGATGAAACGGAAGAAAATAAAGATGTACTTGAGTTTGATTTGACGAAACGCACCGTTAAAGGTAAAGGTTATGTTAACAATGCTGTTGATGTGGAAGCCGCGATTACGGACAGTGAAACAGTGAGCGAAGAGCCACAAAAAAAGGAACCAGAGGTTAAAAACGACGTTTCAGAAGAAGTAAAGCAGGTTTATAATAAACCTCAAGTCAAAGAGACTGAAAACACAACTACGTCTGTTTCTGATTTCGATATGCAAGAAGTAAGTCCTATGACACGTTATGACATTATCGAACTTCCTTCACACGGTGAATGTTACCCGTCAAAGAAGGGAAGATTGCCGGTTCGTGAGTTGACAGCGGCAGACGAAAACCTAATTGCATCACCGAACATGTATGTTAGTGGTATGTTAATAGACACGTTGATAAGGCGTTGTGTCTTGGATAAGAGCTTCGACACTGATCAACTTTGCGAGGGTGACAAGGATGCTATTGTTTTGTGGTTAAGGGCTACCGCGTTCGGGCAAGAATATAATGTTACTGCTAAAAATCCTGAAACTGGTAAGGAATATAAAGCAAACATTAACCTTGGGGATTTCAAATATAAGGAGTTCAATCTGAAAGGTGACGAAAACGGGCATTTTGAATACAGGTTCTCAAACGGTGACATTGCCAAATTCAAGGTATTGTCTTCAAAGGAGATACAAGAGGTACAGGATGAAGTTGCTTCACAGTACATAAACCAGAAAAAGTACCTTATATATGATATGATCGGTAAAATAAGGCGACAGGTTGACGAAATTTTCATGAGTGAGGAAGGTGACGAACCGTTGCTTGACGCTGTTGATTATATAACGGATTGGGCAAACAAAGGGGTTACGGACGCCGGATATGCCGACAAACTTTATGACGAATTCGTCACGAAAAGTATGGAAAAAAGGACGTTTTCTGTAAACGGCAATGAAGACAGGAAATTTGTATCGGACTATATCAGTTCACTTCCAATGTCTGAGAGCCGTAGGTACAGGGATTACATGTTCTCTAACATACCCGGAATTGATTTCTCATTTGAAATGCCAATACCGGAGTCGGACGGAGGCGGCTCGTTCACTTCCTTTCTACGATACGACGACACTGTATTCATTGGGTAATGTGTTCAACGAGAAAGTCTTCAAACATGAGATTTGGCTTTGTCATGAACATATGAAAATGAGTTTCGACGAGATATTCAACACGTCGGTTTCTGACAGGAAGGACTACATAAGGATACATAACAAGATAATGTCTGAACAAAAAGCGAAGAGCGGCGGTGCCTAAAATGGTTTTCCGCCGTTTTTCTATTTATATTTACAGAATTACGTGATGTGATGGACAGTTCAATTGACAATAACACCCTATCTTCAATCCTTAGTGAACTTAAGGATTTAAATACTAATTTGTCTAATGGAAATTTGTTGGGTGGAGACAATAGATTGTTTAACAACAGAATGACTGGAGTTGGCGATTTAAGAGATATTATCAAACAATCTAAAAAAGATAGAGATGAAGCAAGAAGAAAAAGAAAAAATCTTGAAGAAAAAGTTTCGACAGACAATGAAAATTTAAAAAACGCAATAAGTAACTCGCAAAAAGGTGGTTATAGTAGTGCTTTGAAAAAGCATACAAATATGTTAAACGAGGAAACGGCTAACGAGCAACAGGCTATATCAAATCTAAGAAACGCTAGAAGTAGAATGGCTAATAGTATTGCCCCGATTGCCAAAAGTGTTTTAATTTCAGTCGGTAATATAGTGTTCTCGTTTCTTGAAGGGCAGCTTAAAAAACAAGGTATAAAGCTTCAAGCGGCTTCAGAACTCCAAACACGTGCAATTCAAACATACGGTAAGGCGTTAAACAACGCGATTGGGGTACAAGTAGGAAATATTACAGGTACTGTTCTTGATACGGCGTATCAGAGTTTGAACGCGGTTATTGACGGCGGGCGTAGTTTTTACATGAAAAGTTTATCAGACGCAATAACTTACAGACGTAGGGAGAACGAACTTTATAAGGCTAACATAGAAATGTATTCTGGCGCGGCTGACAGCGCTTTAGGGGCGGTTGCTTCACTTGGTGGTACAGCTGGCGCTATTGCTAACGTATTACAAGCCGTAGGCAACGTTACAAAACGCACTTTCCAATATTTGGCAGCAAAAACTGAATTTGAAATCAGACAAAGCGAGGAAGTCAAGAAAAACCAAGACGAGTGGCTACAGCAGATAGAGGGTGTTGTAAAACAGTTTGCCGATATGTCGAAACAAGTGACAAAATCATTCCTTGAAGCAGGTAATTCAGCGTACGTATATTCAAGGACACTTGGTTTGAGTGGTTCTGGTTTAAGGCAATATCACGACGCTTTGATTGAGTCTGTCAATGTTGCCATGTCAGATTTGGCTATGGACTTCAACGACTATATGAAAATGCAAAATGCATATGCTGAGTCGACTGGAGGGCGTGCGGCGATTGTTGGTACAGATGAGGCTCGCCTGATGGGTGGATTGTCGATGCGTCTTGGCGTCGGAGCAGAGCAGGTGGCTTCAATAACGGGCGGTATGAACGTTTTTAACACCTCGATTGAAGATGGTTCCGAGATGATTTACAAAATGGCTAATATGGCAAATAAAATGGGTTTAAGTGCCACAAAATTTGCCAAAGACTTGGAGAAAAACCTGAAGCTCGCCGAAAAGTACCAGTTCCGTGGCGGCGTCAATGGTATGATGAAGATGGCTTTGTGGGCTCAGAGGACGCGTTTCAACGTTGATTCCCTCAGTGGCATCATGGAAAAAGTGTTGAGTGGTAACATTGAGGACATTATGCAAACGAGCGCCCGTTTGAATGTCTTGGGTGGAAACGCCGCTTTGCTTTCAGACCCTATGAGTTTGATGTTCGACGCAATGAATCCGAAAGCAATGGGTGAACGCATCAACAAAATGGTTGCAGGTTACGGCACATTTAACAGGGCTACAGGTGAGACGGAGTTCAGTTACAATGAAATGTTGAGAATGCAGCAAATTGCCCAGACAATGGGTATGAGTCGTGAGGATTTGATGAATCAGGCAAGACAAGCCCAGAAGGAGAATGTTATTGAACAGAAATACGGTGGACGTTTTGATAAACAGACGCTTCAAGGGCTAACACAACACGCAACATGGAGTCAGGACAAAAATCAGTGGGTTATAAAAGTTAATGCTCCAGGTAGTGAAAAGGGGTTCGTGGAAAAGAGTTTGGATGAAGTAAAGCCAGACGATTTGGATAGGATTTTCCCAGAGGATAAACAAGACACTCTTATTCAATATGTTAATGATATTAGGAATTATTTGTCAGCAGGGGAATTTCAGGCTTCTGCGGATAAATATGCAACTTCTAGAATTATATCTGAATCCAACAAATTAGATTTAACGAAACTTCAAAGACAGTTGGCTGAAGAAAAATTCACTTATACCGATAAAAATGTTAAAGAAAATTCAGATTTAGTTCTTCAATTCACAAATGCCTCATTACGTGCGCAACAAAAGATGAATGATTTTATCGGGCAAGGTGGCGCAAGACAACTGACTTCAAAATATCTTGAATTCGCGGCGGTTCAAAATGAAGAATTACTTAATGAAACTCGTGAATTTGTTAAAAGTGGACAAAGTATTGAGCAAAGATTATTAGAAATAAAAGCAGCAATTAGAGAAATACCAATTGAGGAGTTGTTAGAGGAAGAAAGGGTAAGAAAATTCAATCAAATAAATTGGGGGGAAATCGAAAAAGTTTTAAAAGAAAACTATGCAAAGGTTGGTGATAATAAACTTGCAGAAATGAAAACAAATTTAAGAAACGCTAACGCTGTTATTGATGAATATGGTAATTATAGATTAAGAGATGAAAATGGAAAACTAAAACGTGATGGTAGTGTTATTAGTTTGGGACGTTACACGCCTACATTTGTTAAAAGTGAAGAAAATGTTAAAGACGCTGTTATAACGCCGCGTGGAACGGTTTACACACATCCTGACGACATGATAGCGGCTTTCAAACCAAACGGTGACATACTCAATGGGCTAAACGGAAATCAGGTTTCAAAAATCGAGGTTAGTGGCACGTTAAAACTTGACACCAACGGGCAAAGTGTTGACTTGATGGAGTTGATAAAGAATGATCCGATGGCGTGGACTCGTTTAACAGAGGGAATAATTGAGAAAGGCTTCCAGAATAAATACGGACGTTCGCCACATGCTCCGCAAAGGTACACGTTTGGATAATCTAATTTTGTTTCTAAAAATGTTTTCTGATATATTTACATTTACATAAGAGTGTGTAATGGAGAATTTATTAGAGACAGTTAGAAAAGCGACATCATCTGACAAGACTATCACAGGTGTTGGTAGCCAAGTGTCTGAACTTGTCAGTAGGCAACAGGTTGGTGGACAAATTGGTGGGACGATATATGGGCTTGTTTGGGGTGAACTGTCTAATATGCTCGATACGGTTCTCGGTACACATATTTCAGGTCCAACGCCAACCTTTAACGAGAGGATGTACGGATACATGTTCCGTCTGATGGCAATTAACAGGTTCGAGAAAGATATAACAATGAACTTGATTGCAGCTGGAGCGTATGACAACGGTAATCCTGACGGGTTGCCTTTCAGTGCGAATTTCCCGCTTTATGCAAATATCGTTAGTGATTATCCAGAGTTTGTACGTGGTGCGGCGGCAAATGAGTTCAATGGAATTGATTCAACACAAAGCACAAACAAGGGAACCCTAGAAGTCACCAATTTATATCCAGATGACATGGATATTGGTAATTTCGGAAACAAGTGGAACGTTGACAATAGGAACTCGATATTGTCAAAAACGAAAAAACTTTTTGAAAAAGGAAAAATAAATTCTTTGATTTCCAGATTTGGTAGCAAGACTGATGGCGAACCTGACATTGATTTCAATGGAAAAGTTGGGTATAGCGATTTAGGGATGTCCAGAGGTAGGAATCTTAGAAAAGCTGGCGTTGACGGAACTAATTACGATACAAACGGTTACAATAATCCATATTGCCGAGTTTGGACACATCATCATCAATACGACAATTATCAAAAGGTGATTCGTCCGTTTATTAGTGATGAAACGTTACCTTTACCTTCTTCAGACGGTGCGTCTTCAATGACATTGAAGGACAATAGGTATCAAACAATGCAGAAACTGCATACTTGGAAAGGCGATTTCGAGTTTAAAGAAAGCGAAGACGGCGAATGGGGGTGGAAAAATGAAAACAAGGAATGGAGCCATTCGGTATTGTCGCAGCAAAATGGTGTTGTTAACATAACACCAAAATTTGATGAAAACGGAACAATACACACAAAAGATTGCATGTTCTCGATTGAGAATCTTGCGTGGAAAGATTATGACCCATATAGTTTTGAAAACGCTTTGTCTTGGGAACAACGTGGCCCGTTGGGTGGTAGGATAATGTGGTTTCCGCCATATGGATTGTCGTTCACTGAAACCACAAACGTATCTTGGAATGAAAACACGTTTATCGGACGCGGGGAAAACGTCTATACATATTCAAACACTTCCAGAAGCGGAACGCTGTCTTTTATGATGTTGACTGACCATCCGTCAGTTACTGATTTTGCGTCTTGGCATGAGGAATCAAATAAAATTGATGATGACATTTGGAACCGTTTTTTTGCTGGGTGTGATAGTCTTGATGCAAACGACACAAACAGTCTAATGCATTACCTAAAGCCGACACCAATGGACTACATTTTCGAGACAAAAGAAGAAACCGTACAACAGAAAGTCGACGAAATAAAACAACAGGACGACACGCCGTCTGACGCCGTGGAAGAAGTGACGTTTTTCGCGTTTTTCCCGAACAACTATTCTGGGCTTTATGATAGTTCTGATTTTGCAATTGGATATCTTTTAGGTGGGATTAATGCTCAAAAGGATGATAATTCATGGAATGATAAGGATATAAATTTTAAAACTTCGGCTTCTGATTTATTTTCTCGTGGGTATGAGATGGATTCTAATGGTGTAACCGATACTTCAGATACAAGTAATCGAATTGAAGGGTGTAAGGGAATTTGGACACAACAAAACGTTAGTGTTTATGAAGTAGATCCGTCTAAAACTTGGTATTACAGAATTGACGGAAAATACGAAATACCAACCAACCAGAGGGAAAAACTTACAAATTGTTATTCACAAAAGTTACACTACACCCCTGAATCATATCAAGACACAAATACAAACAGGTTTAATCTTGACATAAACGCAATACCAACAGATTTATGTAAAAATAAGGACAATTTATTTTCTTTTGCTGAATTTGCATATGCTGTAGCGCAACGTGATAAAAATTGTGATGGTGTTACAAATTTTTTGTCTAATAAAATTAGTTCAAGTAGGGCTGAAAAAATCAATGATTTGATTAAGACTTTTGACAATAAAATAGAAAATTTAGAAGTTGTCGGATACGCCAATAGTCAAGGAAACACACAAGCGAATAAAATATTGGCAGAGAATAGGGGAAAAACGATAGTTAAATGGATTAGAAGTTATTTGGGAAATTCAGGAAAAGACAATATTTCTTCCGAGGAAATTACGGTTTCAACAAACAAAGAGTGGGAAAAAGATGCAAAAATGTACAGATGTGCCAAATGTACAATAAAATTTTCTGCCGATAAAACAAATATAAACAATAAGGATAGTGAAGAGTTTGATGAAGTTACAAAGGAAACGGTTAATAGTGTCGTGGAAGAAACTGGAACCCCGTTTGAATCTTTAAAAAACATTTTAAACGATACTGGTTTGATGAATGACGTAATTAAACCGGCATATGACAACCTTATTGGTAATCCTGAAACAGAACAAGAACCAACAAAAACAGTTACACAGGGGAAGACAAGCGGTTTGAACAAAATACGTTATGACAATGAAATGTTTTTCTACAAGAAATATCAAGCAACACATCCATTGCAATGGAAAACGTTGTCAGACAAGTTACAATATTTTGATCCCGCATATCATTCAATGACGCCGGAAGGATTTAACATGCGTCTTACTTTTCTTGAACAATGCACAAGACAAGGTGATACAATATCCGCTTCAGACGTAAACGCCGGTACAAGAGTTGCAAGTAATATGGCGTTTGGACGTCCACCGTTCTGTGTTTTAAGACTTGGTGATTTTTATAATCAACTCATTGTTATCAAGAGCATAACAAAGAATTATGATAATGACGGTGCGTTGATGTGGGATTTAAACGATGAAGGAATTGGGGCACAACCGATGATATGTCATGTTACAATAAGTTTCGATTTCATTGGTGGTGGTGATTTGGCTGGTCCAGTCAGACGCCTTCAAAACGCCATGTCGTTCAACTACTATGCAAACGCCAGCCTGTATGATAACCGTGCGGATAGAATGTACTACGAGTCTGAGGAACATCTTTCTACGGCTATGGGTGGTAACGCGGCAAACAGAGAACCTTCATTGCCGCATTATGACGCAAACGGTAACATTATTGAGAAAAAAGGAGAATACAGCGTGTTTCATTCAGTTGCAAAAGATGATACAGAAGAAATAGCCAAAAACTTTGATAAAATTAAGAATGCCACTTCTGCTGGCATAAAAGGTGGAATGATTGCAATGGGTATAACTTTATAAATTTAATGTTGAATGAGTTACTATGACAGATACAAGTTTTTCAGAAAAGACGGCTTCGTTGAGCCATGTGTTCCGTTTATAAAGATTCCAGCACTTGACACTGATATATACACGGTATGGAATAGTTTCACGATGCGTATGGATACACTTTCGTACAAATACTACGGAGACGCCAATTACGCGTGGTTGATACTTGGCGCAAACCCGTCAGTAGGTGGTTACGAGTATAAAATAATGGACGGTACAAGGATTAGGATACCGTATCCTTTGGATAGTGCTCTGTCAAGATATGAGAGCGGTGTCAAGGAATATCTAAACAAACGTTGATTTTCCTCTGTAAAACGCCCACATTAAGAAAAACAAACACAAACAATGCCTTCAGAGACAGTCAACACATTGAACAACAATACAAATCAAGACGACAAAGAGAAAAGGAAAGGTAGCCGTATTTTCTATGTTGACCCGAACGATGTATACGGTACTTCAAACGGTATTCCGCTCACACCAGACTATACAGATTTGTGTGTAAGTTTTGATTTGCAAGTTGAAACGGTTCCTAGAACTGGGTACGTAACCGGGAGAAAAGATGAAAGTGATAATCTTGGCAATGACGTGACTGAAACCTATCATTTTTTCTGGAATTCTTATCAAGCAAATTCAGACCCAAAAGATAACTATGTTTCATTTACCAGAGGGCAGGATTACCTTGACAGGAGTTACATGACAACATATTACACGGATATTAATTTCAATGATTTCAGAAACAAGGACATAGTCGAGGGTTTGGGTGTTGAAAGCGTTTCGATAGCGTTCGAGAACTACTACATGCCAACCATTAAAATGAGATTCATTGATGTTCGAGGTGCGTCTCTGTTTGGTAGGGAGGAAGCGACACATGTCGACAATCAAATAACACAGGACAGTATTTGGGGATGTTTTTTCACATTTCCATACCCAAAGTTCAGATTGCAAGTAAAGGGGTTTTTTGGGCACCCGATTTCATACCAATTAACCTGCCTTGACTTTAGGGCAAATTTCGATAGTAAGACTGGAAACTTTGTCATTGATGTGACGTTTGTTGGATATGACTATGGTATAATGTCAGACATTCCAACAGCATATTTGATGGCTGCACCGTATTCGAGATATATCGGTATGGATTATTGGATTAAGCAATGTTCAACAAACGAAAATTGGAGACTTTCAGACGGAAATCCACCAAAGACGTTTTTCGAAATTAAGAGTAAAATCAATTCGTTTATTCGTGAAGCACAAAAAACAAAAGACGGTACAACAATAAACGACGGCTCCAATGGCGTTGACGACGCTGATGCTAAGCGTGAACTTATCGAGCTTCGTGGGGTTAAGGAATCATATAATGAAATAGTAAAAACTTTAACATACAAACCTTTGGTTTTTTTGAAAAGAGGTGTTGTTTATAAATTAAAATATAAAGGATTAGATTATTATCTATTCAGTACGATTAACAATGACGGGTGGAAAAGAATTGTAGATAAAACAGCAAAATTTTACAAAAAGCTTAAGGAATATAAGTCAAATTTTCCGCATAAAGCGACTTTGTTTAAAGATAAGGAACTTGTGTTTGGTAGAGAAATAGACGAGAATGAACCTATTGGTGATGAAAACGGTGAAGTAATTAAATTTGACTGTAATTCGGCTAACGAAACAATATTGCCAAAAACAAATCTCAGATTAGACCAAAAATCAATAATCAATTCGTTGCCTTATAATAGTTTATTAAATGATATATGGAAAACATCTCAAATTACAGATATTGAAATTTTCAATAAGGTTGGCTTTTCAAAAATAAACGCAGGATTTGCTGGTATGCAACTAGGTGATAAAGACGGATATCAAATATTACCAGCAGGAAAAACCGAACAATTACTTAGCGAAATCGAAAACCAAATTGTTTCGCAACTTGAAAAACGCGCCGAAATCGACATGCGCCAGCAAGATGAAACTGATTCTCTATATTCAAGGCTTGACATTTACAACGCTGTTGGTATTTTGCCAACGATAGAAAACGTTTTCAAAACAATAATGTGTCATTTGGAGACATTCATGTATATGGTGTATGAATGTAAAAACCGTATTGACAAACAAATCAACGATAATTTAAGGACGCCAGAGAAACTAGGGATTCAAGGTTATACTTTTCAAGATTATAAAATTCCAGAAGGCGAAACAAAACCGATAAACATCCCACCATGGGTTGCGGTTTGTGTTGATGAGAAAAGAATAAATACTGGGATTAAAGAAAACGATTACGTACAAACAGTTGGATGGGTTGGCGATTTTGACGGTGAAACCGAGTGGGAAGAGGCAAAATTCATAGACGGGTTAAGTTTAGGCGCATTAAAGATATTTTCAACTGATACGGCGCCGAAAGAAACATATTACGGCGATGCATCTGTTTACACATTACCGACTGACATTTTTTCAACTGTGTTTCCTGGTGTTTCGAACAACAATCCAACTAGCATTGGTGAATATCTTGCCATGCGTGCCGCAGCCTTGTTTGGTGTTGTTGGGTATAAACAAAACGCTGCCGATGCTTTGGGAAAAGCGGATGCTTTGAATTTTTTAAAAAAAGTTGGACAAGAACATATAAAATCACAGTTTGTTAAATTAGGCGGAAACTGGCACAGCATTGTTAAAAACGCTCCGACTTTGTTTGTTGCACAAGAAACCGATGAAAACCAAAGAGTTTATGGGTATAATCCTGGATGCGAAGGTGTTAATGCAAAAATTTTAACACCAACAGACGACGGAAAATATAGATACACCTATACGGAAATCGTAAACCGCAAAGACGACAGGGATAAAACTGGTGTGAAACGATATGGTATGGTTTATGTACCCGTGGATGACGAAAACATGACTTTGGGTGGTACTTCAGTAAATGCACCGTTTACAAGTACAGACAGTGTTGTCAAAATTGGCGGAAAGCCAATATTTAGGGATGTATTGGTTAATTTTTACAGGGACGATGTTGTTAGAGTGTATCACAAATGCTCGACAGATATGTTTTTGTCATTAAACGGTTCAAGCGGAGACAATTTATTTTCAGTTGACTCTTATAATAACGAAGCGATGTTTAACATCGTTGGCGGAAGCGATTTTGCCGACACGGCTGAAAGAATCAAAGAGACGTATGGTAGATTGGACGCCGATACCTTGACAATAGACGTTTATGAAGATACAGACACAACATGGAGAAAAACTTTGAAAGAATATTGGAATTTGGAAAACGACGATTATTTGATAAGCGGGCTGGTTCCAGAGTATCGGTATTCGGTTTACGATAATAAAAGCGGTTCCGATAGTTTCATATTTTTCAGCAGGATTATTTACAACCAAAACATAATCGATTTGGAAAACGAAAGAAACAAATATGAAGTTGAAGCCGCCAAATGCATTCTTTTTCTATCTTCTTCTGGATATGACATAAGCCGCGTATATGAATTGTTCAAGAATAACAATAAGCAGCATGTTTTCGAAAGCGTGCCGTATGGTGCTGTTCTTCTGTTCGGTGGTTTGCTTTGGCGTGCGGAACAAGAAAACGGAGACTGTGTCAGATGGTTCAAAAACGACATTCCAGAAAACAACTACCAAAAATACACAACTTTAACAAATATGTTAATAGAAAACGAAGTTAAAGGGCTCAAAGGTAGTTTGTTTAAATGGATGAAGGCTGATACTTTAGGGTATGTGCTTGATGTGAACCTAAATGGTGAACAGTTCAAACTAGAGCCAAACAATATAGATGTCAATATTAAAAATAAACTAATAAAAGAATTCAAGCACTATTTGAGCAATCCTGAAGGATGGGAAAAAGTCAAACAATATGAAATTAAACATGACGGAAACCAGTTTTTCAATGCAAACACATTTGAGTCATGGTATAAAGAACAACAATCAACAGACGACGGAAAACAGGCGTTGGAAAAATTGAAAGATGCCTTCTATTCCGACGAATATGTCACATCATTGGATAGACAGGTAATCCTTACATACGGATCGTTGACAGGAAACGATGACGTGAACACGGAAGTAACCATAGACAAATCATGTTGGGAGGCGTATGCTGAGGCGTTCTGCTCGAAACTTGAGGATATTGCGGCGTATTCGCCTAACTATGAAAGTGATATTCCAATGGAGGAAAAAAACAAGGAAAAAGACATGAAGCGTGCCATGTACATGTATATGAAACGTATATGGGATAGATGGTTAATGATGTCTTCCCCGGAAAAGTTCAAGGTACAGAATTATATGAAAAATTTTGTCTTCATGGACTCGTTTTATCGAAATATAGGCACATTGCTTCATATTAATTGTGAAAAACTCAGTGAAGCATTGGAAAATATAAACGGTGAATCGATGTTGTGGCAACTAATATCAAAAATAACAACCGATCATCATTGCATGTTCTTCGCCCTTCCGGATTATTTCGGTTTCGGAGATGACGATATGGAACAGACAAATTCAAAAAACAAGGGAATGTCACCTGAAATGAAGTTACAGGATATGTTCAAGCCGATACCGTTTTCGAAAAAAGAGAAAATGGAAACTTCAAACAAGTATATTGTCATGTTTGCATATGATCATAACGAAAACCTTGCACATATAAACGACTATTCTGACGACGGATTCGATATATATAGCCATGACGGAAACAACGTGCTTCCAGAGACTTTCAACGTACCGCCTTATAGCCCTGATTTGGCTCTTCCTGATATCCCCAGCGAGGAACGTAGGGTAAGGAGATATGGTTATAATATACCTTCGTTTGGTGTGACGTTTGGTAGAATGAACAATCATCTTTTCAAGAATGTGGGTGTTGGCATGACAAACCCAATATCAACCGAGCAATCTATAAACGCTTTGTCGCTTTTGGCACAGAAAGGTGGTGGCAACGACAAGAGTGTCTGTTATTACGGGCAAGACTTGTTCCCAGTATATAATGGCTATTCGTACGATTGCACTGTTGAGATGATGGGTAATGTACAAATCATGCCACTTATGTATTTTCAATTGCTCAACATGCCAATGTTCAGGGGTACATACATGATTTACTCAGTCACACATACAATGCGCCCAGGAGACATGACAACAACTTTTAAAGGTATGAAACTATCAAGGTTCGCCGCACCGTTTGCCGAAGGATGGTACATTGCAATGACAAATGACGGAATATTTTTCGACAACCAAGGTAATTTGACGTTTGTGGATGAATGTTCTGAATATGGAAACGAAGATTATAAATTAAGAACTGGGGAAAAAGAAATGTTAATTTCAAACAACACTGGTATCACAAGAAGCCCAAGGACAGATACTTATCAAAAATTAAACGATTGGCAGTCATCTTTAACAATCCGAGTTCACACGAATACATTTCAACCTGGACAGCCTCAGGATTATAGATATCAACTTGAGGCAACAATAGACATTATAGTAAACAAATGGCTTAAAGAAGATATTGAACAAATTTTTAAAACGATTTTTGAAACAAAGGTAGGGAACAAATATTTTGCAATAAAGCAAGTTGTTTGTTACAACGACAAGCCAAACGATAGACGATTTATTCATAATAACCAAAACCCAAATTCAAAAGTGTTATCTTATCATGCTTATGGCGCGGCAATTGATATTAATTGGGATGCAAACCCACTTAGGAGGTATGACGGAAAAGAAGACGATTGGATGGTAATGCGTACGGATAATCACCCAGTTGTTAAAATTTTTAAAAATTTGAGTGATATTAAACATAAGTATAATTGGGGTTGGGGTGGCGATTGGAAAGGCACAAATAAAGATTACATGCATTTCAGTTTGTTCGACGGAAAATAACTAATAAAAACATGACAAATGGCTTGCCCTGTTAACGAAAAAACGTACACTTACAAAAACATAACATTACCAAAAGTTCAGAATTTAACAACCAATGAAAGAAACAACATAATGATACAGGTTGTTGATACACTTTTAAATTCAGGGTTAAGTAACATGAACGAAACTATTGCCTTCGGAATTGCTGGTAATATAAAAGTTGAATCACAATTCAATTACACGGCGATAAACACCAAACGTGGTGTGGCTTATGGCTTATGCCAATGGCACGATGTTCGAATAGAAAAACTATATGATTATTGTAAAACTGTTAATATGTCGCCAAACTCAATTGACGGACAATTACAATTCTTAATACATGAACTAAGGGATGTCAAACAATACAACAACGCCTATAAAGTAATTTCTTCACAGGAATATAGGGACGATATAGACAAAATAGCACGTTATTTTTGTATGAATGTTGAAATTCCAGGTGAGCAATATTGCCGTAATAGGGCAGAGAACGCCCGTCAAGTATCGGAAGATTACAAACACCTCAAGGGACAATCCTAGTCATTTCGAAACGGCTTACTTCCATACGGCTTTTAATTCCACGCCCAATTTTTTCACATAGTGTTATGGTTTCCGAAACCATTTCATCTTCACATTCAACAAACGGAGTGAAAAGATACAAATCAGCTTTCATGCGACTCCATTTTTCCGGATTAAGGTTCTCTCTTGTGCAGTCAAAATCCACAATATGATTGTCAGATATCAAGTCCGATTTTTCAGTAAATATATCACAAATGGTATGAACCCTGTCCTCCAAAGCATTGATTACATCCCAATTGGCTTTTGAAGAGGTTCTTGGTTTTACAAACGTCTTAACAGACGCCACACATGAAACGCCGTTTGGTTTTGTAAGCGTTTCTAAGTCAATAGTATAGTACTCTTTTTCAATATTTTTCTTCATTTGTACGAAAATTTTTCACATTTAATATACTATTTTTTTCCGAAAATGTAGTACGTTTCCGTTGAAAATTTTTATAGGTAAGTTATATATGAAAAAAACGACGGGTAAAATCGGAAACGTCATCCTATCAGGAAGTGGAAAAAGATTGCCTAAGATTTTCAACATATGCAAGACAATGGGTGACATAGACGGTTCTCTACCAACAATTATCATAGGGTTACAGGAATCCAAAGCAATATTAGGAAGACATTTTTCTATCCTTAACAAACGTCCGAAAAACAAGATGTGGTGGACGTACAAGAACACAGAACGCAACTATGAATACGAGGAGGATATGAAAGACTTCTACAGGCATTGTCTCCAAAACAAACTTGGTAAAATACAATACAGATATGTTGATTTTACCAGATACAAGTATTCAAAGATGAAATCTTTCATAGCATACATGAGGAGCAAGAAGAACAAGGTTTGCTTCATCACAAGGGACAGGAATTTTGTTTTCATATATGTGCCAACCGATTCTATTGTATTGGGACTTTCACTAAACCTTTTGGAGTACTGCGGAATACCGAAGGACAAGTCATTGAGGAGACTGAAAAGCAACGAATCAAACACCTTTATGAAAGACACGGCGTTTTTGGATGGGACTATGAGAGAGGTGATTGGTAACGATACGCATTACATACCAGTGCTTTCGTACCTGTTTTCAACGGAATGACTATTTATAGGATAATAACACTATAATTTGTTTACGAAAATGAACGCAAAACTAAATAAAGTAAAAGATATCCTCGGTGTCAGCGACATGCCTGAAAACCGTGTGAAGGTTGAAAAGAAGGAAAAGGGGTTATATGAAAAGACTACCGAAAGTACAATCCTTCTCACCGAAGACAACAAAATGATGCTCAACGACTAAAATAACACATAAGCATGGGTAACTGACTAAATGGATACAAAATACATCGAGGAAAACAACCTCACAGAGGCTCGTAAGCGTTTTCAGCAAATCAACGAATACATTCTCAACATGAACGGTGAGAATAACGAGGCTGATGAACAACAACCCCAAACGGATGATATGCAACAACCACAACAGGGTGACGCACAGCAACAAAATATGGGCCAGCAAGGACAAATGCCTTCACAGCAAGAGCAACCTATGGATAACCAGCAAATGTCGCAAGACGGTGGTATGGAACAAGGTGGTGAAATTGAGCAAATGGGTGACACTCAACCTGATCCGACAATCGGAGCTGATGTGGATAACCAACCCATGCCTGACGAAAACGGTATGATGGAGCCTGAAATGGACGGTGAAATGGAGTCCGACGAGGTTATAGACGTTGACGATTTGACACAATCGCAGGAAACAACTGAATACAAACTTGACGGTGTTGACGACAAACTTAACCAGCTCATTAATATAGTTGGAAAGTTTGCACAGGCAATCGACGACAATGAGGAGAAAATGGAGGAACTCAAGCGTGAATTGGAAGAACGTAATCCGAGTCAGCAGGAGCGTTTAAACATACGCTCAATGAGCGGTAGCCCGTATACGGTTAGCCCACAGGACTACTGGAGCAGCCAAAACGCACGCAATCCGCAATACAACGTAATAGCCGACAATGACGTGGCGCCAAATGACGAAGAGGAACTCTACACAATCACTGACGACGACATCAACAACTTCAACAAGAGCGAAATTGAAAAGTCAATAAACGATATCCCCAAGAATCTGAAGGATTATTTCAACGAAAGTTATACCTATGGTGAAGAAGACGAATTCATGAAATGGGACAATGACTTGATTTATGAACTCTCTGATTATGTAGAGGCTCAAGAAGTGACAGGTGACAAGATGGTTGATACCAATTTTGGTGATATCGAATACCACATCGGTGACAATGGTGAGACACTCTACGTTACGTTGCAAAGCGACGAAGACGCCAATGATTTCGTAGACGTATTGGACGGTTCGGTTGGCGTATATAGTTTTTATAGATACGCTGACCAACCTAATGTTGTAAGAATGAAAATCGAGCAATAGCTCCATATTAAACTAATCATATACGGGGGCAAATCCCACACGGCGTTTGTCCCCACCCTCTTTCAAATGCAAGCAAACAAAACAAATTCCATATAGCGCCACATGAAAACCTACAAAATACTAAATAGCAGACAGCAACAACTTTTCGATCTCCAGGTTTCTATTCCGGAGCCAATCCAAGTTATCTTTTGCAAAGATAGGAATAGCAAACAACGTTATCTCATGTTCAGGACAATAACACAAAACGCACTGACGGCACCCAAAATGCTGTTCCCAGTACCGTTTTGCCAATACGACGGAATAATAATATTTTAGAAAGGAAATTAAATAATGACAAAGGCATTCAATGAAGAAACAAGAAACATTATGAAAAGCCAAATGCGAGAATTTGTCAAGTATAACAATTTAAAAAACGAGATAGACAAAACAGCAAAGCAATACTCTTTTTATTATTTGGTGCAAGTTTTAAACAAAACGTTTGAAAAACATCCTACTGGTTCGGATATTGAGAGGAATTTTTATTATGGCTTTTTGTTTCGTGATTTTTTAGAACAAGAAAATTTCAGTGGAAATAATATCAAATTCACCGAAAAGAGAATAAATAAGTTTGTAGAAGACGTAATACAGCACACAATCTATAATTCAAAGAGTTAATTAAGTATAAGTCAATCTGATATGGCACCACACGAAACATGTGAACCAAAGTTCCTACAACAATCAAACGATGCTTTGGAACAAACAAAGCAAAATACGGAAGCAATAAGGTACATAATAGAAAGGTACTACAATCTTTGTGGTATACCTAACGATACGACGCATAATAACGGGCACTGGAACGTTTTTCGAACCCAATGGTATAGTTAATCAACCAAACGATAAAAACGCCTCCATAGTCACGAAAACAGCCTTGTAGAGGCAAATACGAAACGACACGCCGAATGAATAAGGAAGCGTTTGGAAATGAAAACAACAAAAACAAAATATAAGCCGAGAGCAACCACGGTTAACCAAAGAAAATGGTTGCAAAAGTGATGAAAAAATAAACAAGAAAAGTAGCTACAAAAAAAATGGAAAACTACAATTCAAACTACAATCAGGAACAAGGCTCAAACAACAATGACAGCCCGTTCTATGAAAACCCGAAAAGGGGCAACAACTCAAACGACACACGGAACAAGCCCGTTTTCAGCGAGAAAAACTACCTAAACGTCAGGCTCGCACCCGGCGAAACCACACGCCAAGTCAAAATCAGAATCCTGCCAATCAGCGCAACCAACAAGAAAATAGCACTCCCAGTGCACATCCACTCACTCAAAGTGGACAAACAAGTTGCACAGTCAGGATTCAAGACATTCCTCTGCCTCAACGACGAACACATCCTAAACCATGACTCAAGAGGATGCCCAATCTGCAACAAGTCACAGGAATTCTTCGACATGGCTAACGAAATTCCAAAGGACGACGAACACGCATCCGAGAAGCGTAAGGCGTTTTGCAAGGAAGCCTACAAGTACCAGCCCAAAACCGCCTACATCGTCAGGGTAATCGAACGCGGCAAGGAAGACGAAGGCGTCAAGTTCTGGCGCTTCAACCACTGGGACAACGGAAAAGGCTGCAAGGATCAACTCGAAAACCTCTACAAACTAAGAAAAGCCGAAGCCGAAGAAGTCGGAATCCCCAACTTCAACATCTTCGACTTGTACGAAGGAAAAGACATCGTCCTCACCCTCACCAAGTCCCAAAAGGAAAACTCGCACATCGACAAAACCGAAATCACAATCACAGACGCCGGAATGTCCACGCCACTCTCCAAAGACGACGAACAAATCCAAGCATGGGTCAACGACGCCAAAGACTGGCACGACATGTACGCCTTCAAGGACTTCAACTACCTCGAAATCGTAGCCGACGGCGGAATCCCCGTCTACTCCCCTCAAGAAGGACACTACGTCCCAAAACAAGTCAAAGAGGAACAAGACGCAATCGCCGAACAAGAAGCCATCGACGAAGTACGCAACGGCGCCGGAACTTCTGGATATAATGAAATGGGTACGTACGCCGACAACACTGACAATGAGGATGATCTGCCGTTTTAAATGATAGGAGGAAATGAACATGGCAAAACAAGCTGTTAAGAAAGGCGCTGGAATAAAATCTTTCAGCGTCCAAGATTTCAAAAAAAATCTTTTAGGTGAAGAACAAGCCAAATCGGCTGACAAAGAACTAGAGTGGATTCTGATGCCGAAAGCGTTTCAAACGGCATTAAACCTACCTGGACTTGCCAAATCGAGGATTAACCTCATCCGAGGCTGGAGTGACGTAGGTAAGTCAACCCTGAAAAATTTGGCGGTTGCCAGCGCGATGAAGTCCAACATTTTGGCAATTATATTCGAAACTGAAGGTAATTTCGACTTCCAATATGCCAAAGATTGTGGTATGGATATTACACCTGTTTATGGTAAAGTCGAAGAATTGGACGAAGCGACAGGAGAAATAGTCGAAAAAGATGGTATAGTTGATTGGACTGGTGATTATTTCTTGTTCACTAACAAGGGAATATGTGATTTTTGTGGTGACAATGATTACAGTACTGGAACGAAAAAGAAAACAAAAAGAAAAACACCTGTAATTGAAGATATTGGTTATATAATCAATACTTTCATAGATATGCAGGAAGAAGGAAAACTTCCAAAAGATTTATTTTTTGTTTGGGATTCTGTTGGTAGTATCAGTTCGTGGAAAACTCTTCAAAGTAAAGTCGGTAATCCCATGTTCGACGCCGCCAGCATATCGGCTGTTTTTAAACCCATCGCGGCGAGGATAAGTAGTACCAAGGAAGTCGGCACTCCATACAGTAATACTATGTTGATAATCAATAAGATATGGACTGACAACATGAACTCTGTTGGCGGCGCTGTTTCAATTGAAAATGCTGGCGGAAAACAGCTCGGTGGCTTCCTCACGAGGTTGGGTATTCATGTAGGTGGTGTCGCCAAGTCTGGCGTAAAAAAATTAAAAGCAACAGTGAAAGGTATTGAGTATCAATACGGTACAGTTAGCAAGATTGCTGTCTACAAAAATCATCTTCCGACACCTTTTAATCTAACTTATTCTGGCACAATATGTTGCGTTCACAACGGCATTATTTCAGAGGATGAACTGGACGAATACAAGAAGAAAGAGCTCCCGAATATTCTCAAAAAAATGAAGGAGTTGAATCCTTGTTTGGAAGATGTGTCCGAAAACGACATAACGTTCAGTGAAGAAGGAGAAGTTGAGGATTAATGTAAGCGTAATCCGAGGTTTAGCCACGGTGTGTTATCATTTTTGGTGACACACCGTGCATTTTGATTTTGCTGACTATTTATATGAAAAACATATTCGATGGAACAAACTAACGAAAAGTTAACAAAGGAATTTTGTGAATCCGAAAGTAAGAAATACACAAGTCGCGGCGCATTTGCTAAGGGTAGTTCGACAGTGTATAACAAATCAAGAAGAGAAGGGTGGTTAGACGAATTTGTTTGGTTAAAACCACAGCGCCATGAAAAAGGATACTGGACGGAGGCTCGATGTGAGCAAATTGCACGTTCCTACAAACGCATGTATGATTTCCAGACTGAAAATTACGGCGCATACAATGCTGCGAAAAGAAACGGTTGGTTGAAAAATTATACGTGGTTGGAGATGGTGTATCCTGATATGAAGCCAAGGGGATACTGGGACAATTACCAAAACACATATGACGAGGCGCGTTTGTACAATAGTTATAGGGCGTTTGCAAAAGGCTCTGGTGCGGCTTATGAGAGTGCTTTGAAACATGGGTGGCTAGATGATTATACTTGGTTTAAAGGTAATAGAAGAAAAAAGAAAGAATACTACACGTACGAGATTTGTAGTGAAATATCAAAAAAATGTGAGAATCGAACACAGTTTTCTAGAGAATACCCTACAGCATACAATGTATCAAATGAAAACGGCTGGCTTGATGACTACACTTGGTTAGGAGGTAAAAAGAGAAAGAAACCTGAAAGAAAAGGTTATTGGGATGTGCGTGAAAATTGCTTGAACGAAAGTTTGAAGTATACTAAGCGCAGCGAGTTTAGGGAGAAAAGTAACTCGGCTTACAAATCTTCAGTCAAGAACGGGTGGATAGATGAATTCACGTGGCTTGAAAAATGGGACAATGGTAGAATTTGGACAAAGGAAGTATGTGAGCGTGATTCACGACGCTTCACAAAACTTAATGATTACAGAAAAAAATCTAAAAATTCGTATGATGCTGCAAAGAAAAACGGTTGGATAAAAGATTTCGTTTGGCTTGAACGTGTTGAAAAGCCAAAGGGATACTGGGACGAGTCCAGGTGCAGGGACGAGGCTTTAAAGTTCTCTAACTTAAAAACGTTCAAGGAGTGCTCGGGTTCAGCATACAATAAAGCTTATACAAATGGTTGGTTAAAAGAATACACATGGTTAAAACACTATGAAAGAATGGGGCAAGAACACATTCTTAGTGAAAAAAAGAAGCAAGAATTACACAACAAATTTGCGAAGACAACAGAACAATTCATAGAAGAAGCGCGTGCTATTCACGGAGACAAATATGATTATTCTAAAACTGTTTATGTGAAGAATTGTGAAAAGGTTTGTATAATATGTCCAGAACATGGTGAATTTTGGCAGATTCCGAAGTCTCATTTAAAAGGACAAGGGTGTAAGGAATGTGGTTTTATAACAACAGCCAATTCAATAAGAAAAACACAAGAAGACTTCATAAAAGAAGTTAAAAAAGTTTGGGGTGATGAGCTAGATTTTTCTAAAGTGGATTATAAATCAACTAAAGATTTGGTATGTGTTGTATGCCACAAGAAAGATAAAGACGGTAATGAACACGGAGAATTTTATCCAAGTCCATCAAATCTTTTAAACGGACACGGGTGCCCTAAGTGCGGGTTTGAAAAAAACGCTGACATTCACCGTAAAACTGTTGAACAGTTAAAAGAAGAAATTCGTAAAGTACATGGGGATAAATATGATTTATCACGCATAACCGAATATGAAAACACTGAAAAACCTATATGGCTAAAATGTGAAAAACATGGATGGTTTCAAAAACGCCCGCACACTTTAATAACTGGGCAAGGATGTCCAAAATGTGGAAAAGAATCAATTGGTGATAAAATATGTTTAACACAAGAAGAATTTTTGTCGCGTGCTAAAGAAATTCATGGTGATAAATACGATTATTCAAAAGCAGTGTATTATCGATATGATACACCAGTAACTTTAACATGTCCGATACACGGGGAATTTGAACAGAAGCCTTCCAGTCATTTAGCTGGTAATGGATGCCCAAAATGTCATGAATCACACAACGAACGAGACGCCGCGAAATTTTTTGACACAGCCGGAATTGTGTATGAAAGGCAAAAACATTTTCCATGGCTCGGATTACAGTCGCTGGATTTTTACATTCCAGAGAAAAACATAGGTATCGAGTGTCAAAGTTCTCTCCACTATAATGACAATTATTTGAGATTGAAGAAAGGTGAAGAATATGCTAAGAAGCAACTGGCAATAATACAGGAACGGGACGCCCGTAAAAAACGCCTCTGTGTCGAAAATGGCGTGCATCTCGTGTACTTCATGAATAAGCAGTTCTTGAAATATGCCGACAAAAACGACGTGAATTTCACAAACTTCGGCGATTTGGTGGCGTATATTCAGAATTATCAAGCATCCCAACCTATCAAATAATATGTTGGTTTTGCACCCCAGTTTTCGCAAAAAATTACGAACACGGCGGAAAATTCCTAGCACGTTAGGAAAAGAATACGCAAGAATATGTAACCAAATTATTCACCAAAAAGGCGTCTCAAGGAAGCCACGGAGTCTTCAGCTCCGTGGAGGAATTGAGACTTATTTAGAAAGTTTCTAAATTCAAAACACATTTTCAAATATATGACTATTTATTTATATAAACACGCAAGTGAACACTGACGCTCAATGATACAGACGTTCAACATAGAACTCAATCTCAACCCGCAGGCTTTCGCCTACTGGCACCAGCAACTCGTATCTGCACGCAAGGCGTACAACGAGTGCTCTGAGTTCCTGTATCGGAACGACGACGTTCCGCTTGCGTTGAAGCCCGTGCATGACGCCGTTTACGCGACGTTGCGCGAGCACAACCCAGATTTACCCGCACAAGCGGTGATAAAAGTGTACAAGGACGTCCTTGCCGCGTTCCGCTCCGTTAGGAAAAACAAGCACCGTATCAAACGCGCACCTCGCAAGAATCAACTGAACATGAGGCTCGACAAGCGTCTGTACACACGCATCCAAACCGACGGTATCGTCATGGGCAGTGGCACCGACAAGCGTGAGCTTGTCCCGTTCGTCCTGTACCCGAAAGTCG